TTGATGGCCGAGAGCCTCAGCGCCTGGCCCACCACGCTGGACACGGCCAACGCCGTCACCGTCACCTTCGTGGCCGGGTACGGTGCCAGCGGCGCCAGCGTGCCTGCGGCCATCCGCGCCTGGATGAAGCTCGAGATCGGCACGCTGTACAAGCACCGCGAGGCCATCGTCGCCGGCGTGAGCGTGTCCGACCTGCCGGGCGGCTTCCACGAGCGCCTGCTCGACCCCTACCGCCAGTGGAGGGTCTGAGCGATGCCCCTGAACGCCGGCGAGCTGGACCGCCGCATCCGCATCCAGTACCGCGCCGCCGGCAAGGACGGGCGCGGCCAGAACAACGGCGCCTGGACCACGCTGGCCACCGTGTGGGCCAAGCCCATGCCCAAGGCCGGGCGCGAGTTCTTCGCGGCCAGCCAGTTGCAGGCCGAGCTGGGCTTCGTGTGGCGCATCCGGCACCGCACCGACGTGGGCGCCGAGATGCGCGTGCTGGACGAGTGGGACACGCCCTACGACATCGCGGGCGCACCCGTCCCTAGTGCGAACCGCGAATGGCTGGACCTGCCATGCCTCACGGGGGTGCGCGATGGTCGAGGCTAAGGTGACGGGCCTGCCGGACTTCAAGGCCGCGCTGCTGGCGCTGCCCGACAAGCTGCGCCGGCGCGCGCTGCGCAACGCGCTGGCGGCCGGCGCCCGAGTGGTGCGCGACGCCGCCCGGGTAAACGCCCCGGTGCTGACGCCGGAGAACGCGCTGCGTGCCCCGTACCGCAAGCCCGGCACGGTCAAGAAGGCCATCGTCGTGCGCACCAGCAAGCGCGACCGCCGGGCCGGCGACGTGGGCGTCTTCGTCAACGTGCGGCCCGCCAAGGGCGCGGCGCGCGGCGCCAAGAGCAGCAGCGACCCGTTCTACTGGCGCTGGCTCGAGTTCGGCTGGAACCCGGCCGGCAACGCCACCGGCGGCCGCGGCAAGGCAGGCCAGCGGCAGCGCCGCGAGCTCAACCGCAGCACCGACGTCAAGATCCGCAGCGGCTTCCGGTTCCTGCAGTCCGGCGCCGACCGGCTGGCTGAGGCGCTGAAGGTCTTCACCGCCAAGCTGCAGCCCGCCATCGACAAGCTGAACAAGGGCCAGACCCCATGAGCGCCGAGAGCGACCTGCAGGCCGTGCTGGAGGCCTACGCCGGCTTGGCCGCGCTGGTGGATGACCGCATCGCCCAGAATGCCATCGACCAGGGCGAGCCGCCGCCCTACCTGGTCTACACCTCTCAGCACGCGCCCGAATACGGCCTGAACAACAACCTGCTGGCCAACAACGTGCAGTTCCGCATCGAGTGCTGGGCCGAGACATCCGCCGCGGCCGATGCCGTGGCTGACCAGGTGCGCGCCGCGCTGCTTGCCGAGGGCGTGGTCTGCACCAGCCGCGTCACCGGCATCAGCCCCGACACGGGCCTGGACGCCACCATCCTGACGGCCGACTGGTGGGAGTGATGCCCGCCACCGCCACCCAACCCCAGGCCCGCCGCGTGCGGGCCTTCTTGTTCCCCCGCCGGGCGACGCCCGAAACCACCCCCGAAAGGACCTGAACCATGACCACCATCGTCGGGCGCAACTGCAAGATCGAAGTCGCCCTCACTTTCGACTCGGCCATCTCGCCGAGCGCCGTGACCAAGGCCACCAGCGGCGTCGCCACGCTGACCAGCCACACCGTCGACACCGGCGACGTGGGCTACTGGACGGCCACCAGCGGCATGGTGGAGCTGGACGGGCAGGCCGTGTACTGCACCGACACCGATGCCAACACGTTCACGCTGAACGGCCTGGACACCACCAACTACAGCACCTTCACGGCCGGCCCCACGCTGACGCTGGCGGCCACCTGGGGCCTGCTGGACGAGGCCGGCGGCTATGCCGTGGGCGGCGGCGCCGCGGCCACGCTGGACGACTCGCGCCTGCACCTCAACAAGGTGCGCAACATCGCCGGCCTGAACGCCGCCGAAGACCTGACCATCAACATCAAGACGCCCGAGATCGAGGGCAGCGCGCTGGCCTTCCTGACGCGCGCCGCGCGCAACGGCTCCAGCGTGCTGATCAAGATCACCAAGGGCAGCCAGGTGCTGCGCGTGGCCTACGGCGTGCCCAGCGTGTACGGCGAGCAGGTGGACGTGGGTGGCCTGGGCACGGGCAGCTTCAACATCATCTGCCCGGCGCTGGTGGTCAAGCCCAACGTCTGACGCATGGCCACCACCCTGCACGCGCGGCTGCTGGCCGCGCGCGAGGCCGATGTGCCGCTGCCCAACGGCCGCACCGTGCGCGTGCGCCGGCCGCCGGAGGTGGAGATCCCGCGCCTGCTGCTGGAGGGCGAGCTGGCCGACCTGCTGGCCTGCGTGGTGGGCTGGAGCGGCGGCTGGACCGAGGCCGACGTGCTGGGCCCCGGCCCGGGGCGTGCCGACGTGGCCGTGCCGTTCGACCCCGCCGTGTGGCTGGACCTGGCCAAGGACCACACCGACTGGTGCGTGCCCGTGGCCGACAAGGTCAAGAGCCTGTGCGCGGAGTTTCTGCGCGCACGCGAGGCCGCCTCGGGAAACTGACGGCCCTGCTGGATGCGCGGCGCGGCATCCAGTACGAGGGCGAAGAAGCCGAGCCACCCACCCCCGCCAGCCTTACCGCCTGGAAGGCCTGGCTCATGCTGACCAACGGCATGGGCGCGCTGGACTGGGCGGGCCTGGAGCCGGTGGCCGCCGTGCTGGGCGTGCCCGATGCGGACCTCGAGCTGTTCATCCACCGCCTGCTGCTGATCAAGCTGTACCGCAAGCCCGGAGAGACCTGACCCCATGGCCTACGCCTCACTGTCGATCGACCTCAAGGCCCAGCTCGCCAACCTGCAGTCCGGCATGGACAAAGCGGTCAGGCTGGCCGAGAAGGACGCCGCTCGCCTGGAAAAGGCGTTCAGCACGGTCAAGGGCATTGCCGGCGGCATCGGCGGCGCGCTGATCGGCGGGCTGGCCAGCGCCGGCGTGGCCGGGTTCATCGTGCAGGTCAACGACGCGCTGCTGGCCATCAAGGACTTGGCCGAAGGCACCGGCAGCACGGTCGAAAACGTCTCGGCGCTGGAGAACGCGCTGCGGGCGAACAACCGGCAGCTGTCGGAGGCGCAGCCTGTGCTCGTGAAGCTAGGCGCGGCGCTGAAGGATGCAGACGGCAAAAACGCGATGAGCGAGGCCTTCCGCAACCTGGGGCTGAGCGTCGAGGAGCTGCGCCGCCTCGACCCCGTCCAGGCACTTCAGCAGGTCGCCAAGGCCGTGCAAGGCTTCAACGACGACGCTACCCGGGCATCCTACGTCTACCAGATCTTCGGCAAGAGCGTCGCCGAGGTGCTGCCCCTGCTGAACGACCTGGCCGACTCGCAGTTGAAAGCGACCGACGGCATCCGCGAGGCCGTCGAACAAGCGGACCGGTTCGAGAAGAACCTGGCCAAGCTGAAGAGCGAGGCCACAGACCTGGCGCGCGTGCTGGCGGGCCCCGTGGTCGAGGGCCTGAACAAGATGTTCGACGCCTTCAAGGGCGGGCCCAGCGCCGACCTGGAATTGACGCGCCGCCAGATCACGCTGCTGGTGGACTACATCAACAAGAACGGCGACAGCCCGGCGCTGCCGAAGCTGGTGTTTCGGCTGAAGGAACTGCGCGAGCGCGAGCAGGCGCTGGCCGGGCAGCTGCCCAACGGCGGCGGCCGCCCGGCCAACGAAGGCGGCGGCCGTGTCGAGTTCCGCCTGCCACCGCTGACCGGCAGCGCCGCCACCGGCCCCGCCCGCGCCGCCTCTGCCGGCCGCGGCGAGTTCGTCGGCCCGCCCGTCAGCGACAGCCTCACCGCCGCGCTGCGCGCGCTGGAGCAGACCGACGTGGCCAAGCTGGCCGACCTGCAGGCGCAGCTGCAAGACCTGCTCAACCTGCGCAGCCTCAACGGCGACACCCCGGCCCTGGCCGAAGCCATCACCGACATCAGCCTGGCACTGGACGAGCTCAGGGCCAAGAGCTACACCGCCGCCGTCGACATCAAGAGCGACTTCCTGCGCGCGGAGAAGGCCGGTTACGAGGAGACCGACGAGTTCATGCGCCGGCTCAAGGAGCAGTCCAAGGAGGTGGACGACATCGCCAAGGATCTGGGCCTGAGCTTCACCAGCGCCTTCGAGGACGCCATCGTCGGCGGCAAGGGTCTGCGGGACGTGCTGCAGGGCCTGGAGCAGGACATCCTGCGCATCCTCACGCGCAAGCTGGTGACCGAGCCGCTGGGCAACGCCATCACCGGCGCCATCGGCGAGGGCGGCTTCGACCTTGGCGGCATCCTCAAGAGCATCGCCGGCAGCCTGTTCGGCGGCCTGCCCAGCTTCGACGTCGGCACCGACTACGTGCCGCGCGACATGGTGGCGCGCATCCACAAGGGCGAGCGCATCGTGCCGGCGGCCCAGAACCGCGGCGCAGGCATGAGCGTCACCGTCAACTTCAGCAGCGCCGGTCCCGTCGACCGCCGCACCCAGAGCCAGTTGGCCGCCGCCGCTGGCCAGGGCGTGCAGCGGGCGCTGGCCAGGAACGGGTGACCGCATGTCCTTCCTCGAGAGCCCCCGCTTCCCCGACCGCATCGCCTACGGCGCCGTGGGCGGGCCCGGCTTCAAGACCGGCATTGCCGTGGCCATCAGCGGGCGCGAGGCGCGCAACGCCGAGTGGGCCTACCCCCAGCACGCCTGGAACGTCAGCCAGGGCCTCAACAGCGAGGCCGACTACGCCGCGCTTCGCGCCTTCTTCATGACGGCCCGCGGCCGCCTGCACTCCTGGCGCTTCAAGGACTGGACGGACTTTGAGGCCGCGCACACCGGCGACGAGAAAGGCATCGTCACCGCGCTGACCAGCACCACCTTCCAGATGGTCAAGCGCTACACCAGCGGCAGCAACACGCAGGACCGCATCATCCGCAAGCCCGTGAGCGGCACCTGCACCGCGCTGGTGTCCGGCGGCGCGGTCACGCACTCGATCGACTACACCACCGGCATCATCACCATCGCCAGCGCGCCCGCGGCCGGCAACGTCACCTGGGCGGGTGAGTTCGACGTGCCCATGCGCTTCGACAGCGACCGGCTGCCCGGCCGCATCGTCAGCCGCAACGGCACGGCCGGCCTCATCACCGAGTGGTCCGACATCCAGATCGTGGAGGACATGGGCGCATGAGGACCGTAGGCGCCAGCCTGCTGGCCCACCAGCAAAGCGGCAGCACCACGCTGGCCTGGGGCCTGAAGATCACGCGCACCGACGCCCAGGTGTACGGCTTCACCAGCCACCAGCGCGACGTGACCATCAGCGCGGTGGACTATCTGGCCGGCCCCGGCCTGGACGTGGCCAGCCTGGTCAGCAGCGCCGGCTTCGCGGTGGACAACACCGAGCTGACGATGCTGGCCGACGACGCCATCATCACCCGGGCCGACATCCTGGCCGGGCGCTGGAACTACGCCGCCTTCGAGCTGTTCCAGTTCAACTACGCGGACCTGACCATGGGCCGCGACGTCATCATGGTGGGCACGCTGGGCGAGGTGACACCGCAGCGCGGCGCCTACAAGGTCGAGCTTCGCGGCCTGCAGCAGTACCTGCAGCAGCCGGTGGGGGCCGTCAGCACCAAGACCTGCCGAGCCCGGCTGGGCGACGCGCGCTGCCGCAAGGTGCTGACCAGCTTCACGCACACCGGCACGGTGAGCAGCGTCACGAGCAACCAGGTGTTCATCGACAACACCCGCACCGAGGCCGACGACTACTTCGCCGAGGGAGAGCTCACCTGGACCAGCGGCGACAACGACGGCATCACCGTCAAGGTCAAGACCTACGCCAGCGCCAGCGACACGTTCACCCTGTCCGTGGCCATGACCTTCCCCATCCAGGTGGGCGACACCTACAGCGCTGTGGCCGGCTGCCGCAAGCGGCTGGACGAGGACTGCCGGCTGAAGTTCGACAACGTCCTCAACTTCCAGGGCGAGCCGCACCGCCCGACGGTGGACGCCATCACCGAGACGCCGGAGCCCAACGCAGAATGACCACGCCCGCCAAAGTCGTCGCCGAGGCCTACACCTGGATGGGCACGCCCTGGCGCCACCAGCACCGCACCAAGGGCGTGGCTGTGGACTGTGCCGGCCTGGTCATCGGCGTGGCGCGCGAGCTCGGTCTGGTGGCGCCGGACTTCGACTTCACCGGCTACGGCCGCCAGGCCGACGGCACGCTGCTGGCGGTGTGCGAGCGCTTCATGCAGCGCATCCCGCGCGACCAGATGGCCGCCGGCGACGTGCTGGTACTGGCCGTGGAAAGTGACCCGCAGCACATGGGCGTGCTGGTGCCCTACCGCCACGGCGGCCTGGCGCTGGTGCATGCCAGCAGCGCCGCCCGCAAGGTGGTGGAGACGCGCGTGATGTTCGCCCGCACCTTCGTCTTCCGCGCCGCCTTCCGGCTGCCCGGCGTGGGGGGCTGAAGCATGGCGCAGCTGATCATCGCCGCGGCCGGCGCCGCCATCGGCGGCGCGCTGGCCCCGGGCGTCGCGTTCCTGGGCCTCACCGGCGCCAGCATCGGCTGGACGGTGGGCAGCCTCATCGGCGCGCAGTTCGGGCCCACGCAGCGCCTGAAGGGCCCGCGCCTGGACGACCTGAAGGTCACCGGCGTGGAGTACGGCCAGCCCATCGGCTGGGCGGCCGGGCATCCGCGCGTGGCGGGCCAGATATGGTGGGCCAGCGACAAGCGCGAGATCGCCACCACCACCGAGGTGGGCAAGGGCGGCGGCGGCGCGGAGGTGACCAGCTACACCTACGAGATCGACCTGCTGGTGGGCCTGCTGGACCGGCAGATCGGCGGCGTCTCGCGCGTGTGGGCCAACGGCAAGCTGGTGTACACCAAGCTGGCCACCAGCGGCACCGAGAGCGCGCTCAGCAGCAAGAGCCAGACCACCTGGCGCCGCATGACGGTCTACACCGGCAGCGAGACCCAGCTGCCAGACCCCACCTACGAGACGGCCGTGGGCGTGGGCTACGCTCCGGCCTACCGCGACCGCGGCACCGTGTTCATCGAGGGTCTGCAGCTCGGCGGCAGCGGCCAACTGCCCAACCTGACCTTCGAGGTCTACATGGCCGGCGACGAGGAGGGCCGCGCCGCGCAGACGCTGGGCACCTTCGCGTACACCCTGGGCGACGACGGCGGCATTCCGGCCATGGCGCTGCCGTCCTTCACGCACCACATCAAGGGCAGCACCAGCACCGAGATCCTGGTGTACCGCTACACCCTGGGGCTGGAGGAGATGGAACTGGTGACCACCTACGACATGGTGGCCAGCGGCAACAACCCCAGCTATGCCAACAGCGACGTCAGCGGCCAGTTCATGGTCAACATCGGCAGCACCGCCGCCTACTGGTACGACGACGACGGCACCGGGACGTCGTACACCCTGCCCTACAACATGAACCCGGCCACCATCAACGTGGTCTTCTGCCGGCGCGATGGGGTGGTGCTGCTGGGCAACGTGAGCAAGACCGCCGGCGACGAGAAGATCTACAAGGGCAGCAGCGCGGGCGGCACGTTCAGCACCAGCAGCGCCGCCATGGCCGAGGCCGTGCGCAGCATCGCCATCAGCGGCAGCAACTGCTACGCCCTCAACGCCCCCGTCGGCAGCGCCGACCCCACGGGCATCTATGTGCTGGACCTGGCCACGCTGACGCTGCAGAGCACGCTGACGCCGCCCACGGGCACCGACTCGCGCGGCCAGCTCATGAGCGACGAGAACGACTACCTGTACTGCTTCACGGGCAGCAGCGACGAGGTCTACCGCCTGGACGGCGGCAGCACCTGGACGCTGGTCAAGACCATCACCGGCGGGCTGGAGTACGGCCAGGCCGGTACGCGCCTGTGCATGGTGGGCGGCGACCTGTGGTGCATCACCATGCCTGGCGGAGGCGACGACGCCGAGCTGCGCGTGGTCTTCGACAGCGTCACGCTCACCGACGCCACGGTGCAGGACACGGTGGACGAGCTCTGCACCCGTGCCGGCATGCCCGCCGGCACCTGGAGCAGCACCGCGCTGTCGGCCATCACCACGCCCGTGCGGGCCCTGGTGGTGGCGCAGGTGGCGCCGGTGCGGTCGGTGCTCGAGCAGCTGGCCAGCGCCTACGCCTTCGACGCCTACTGCGCCGACAAGCTGTACTTCGTTCCCCGCGGCGGCGCCGTCGCGGCCACGCCCGGCACCAATGACCTGGGCTGCGGCGAGGAGGAGGCCGCGGCCGAGCTGCTGCCCGTGCGCGTGCAGGAGGACGCGAGCATCCCGGTGCAGATCAGCCTGAGCTACCTCAACGCCGACGCCGACTACAACACCGCCACCGAGCACAGCGACCGCCTGGCCACCGACGCCAGCAACACCGCCACGGTGCAGCTGCCCATGGCCTTCACCGCCGCCGAGGCCAAGACCATCTGCGACGTGATGCTGGCCGACGCCTACACCGGCCGCATCGGCGGCGAGGCCACGCTGCCGCTGGCCTACAGCCGCCACACGCCCACCGACGTGCTGACCCTCACCGACGCCGACGGCACCACCTACCGCGCCCGGGTGGTGCGGCGTGAGCAGGCCGGGCCCGTGGTCAAGCTCGAGTGGGTGCTGGACGACACCACCGCGCTGGTCAGCGCCGGCATCACCAGCGACGACTACACCCCCAGCCTCACGGTGGCGCTGCCCGGCCCCACCGCGCTGACGCTTCTGGACATCCCCATCCTTCGCGACGCCGACGACTCGGCCGGCATCTATGCCGCCGCCAAGCCCACCGGCACCGTGTGGCCCGGCGCCAAGCTGATGACCAGCGTGGCCGGCGGCGACTACACCGAGGCGGGCAGCTTCACCAGCCGCGCCGTGGTGGGCGAGACCACCGTGGCCCTGACCAGCTGGACCGGCGGCAACGTGTTCGACGAGGGCGGCAGCGTCACGGTGGACGTGGGCGCCGGCGAGCTGAGCAGCAGCACGCGCGACGCGCTCCTCAACACCGACACGAACGCCATGCTGGTGGGCAGCGAGATCATCCAGTTCCGCATCGCCACCCTGGTCAGCGCCGGGGTCTACAAGCTGACCGGCCTGCTGCGCGGCCGCCGCGGCACCGAGCACGCCATGACCGGCCACGCCATCGGCGAGACCGTGGTGCTGCTGCGCACCGCGGGCCTGCTGCGCGTGAGCTACGACGCGGCGCGCATCGGCACCAGCGCCGACTACAAGGCCGTCACGCTGGGCAAGACGCTGGCCAGCGCCACCACCCGCAGCATCGTGGACAGCGGAGTCGCGCTCAAGCCCTTCGCGCCGGTCAACCTGCGGCAGTCGGTCGGCTCGGCCGGGCAGTACAGCGTCACCTGGGACCGGCGCAGCCGCCTCAGCTACCGCTGGCCCAGCACCAGCAGCCTGCCGCTGGGTGAGAACGACGAGGAGTACAGCGTCGAGCTCCTGAACCTGAGCGATGCGGTCATCGAGACCCAGGCCGTCACCGCTGCCAGCGTCACCTTCAGCGCCGCCACGCGCACCAGCACCACGCTGTCCGAGGGCATCGGCTGGCTGGCCGTGGTGGGCGGCAGCTACTACGGCATTCAGGCCGAGGGCCTGGGCCTGCGCTACGTGCTGCAGATCAACAGCGCCGGCGTGGTCACCGCCAGCAGCCCGGCCCTGGCCGACACGGCCTGGTGCCTGCACGCCAGCGGCACCGACCTGTACGTCAGCACCGACACGCTGAACAGCGGCACGCCGGCCACCATCCTCAGCAGCGAGATCTACCGCCTGAGCACCAGCGACATCACCACGCTGGCCGCCACCTACACCATGCCCAGCGATGGCGACTGCCACGGCCTGGTCATCCACGGCGGCAGCCTGTGGGCGCCGGGATACGTCAGCGGCAACCTGCACCAACTCAACGCCACCACCTTGGCCAGCATCGGCACCACCGCCATCGAGGTGGGCATGTGGGGCATCGCCAGCGACGGCACCTGGCTGTTCGTCACCAACGCCGACACCGGCGACGTCTTTGCGTACCTGCCCGGCACCGGCGAGCAGTGGCGCGTGTCGCCGGCCAGCAGCGCCACGGACATCATCGTCACCGGCGCCAAGGTCTTCGTCGCCTGCGGCGACCGCGTGGTGGTGCTCAGCGCGGTGGACGGCAGCACCGTGGCCGACCACACCGCCACCATGGGCGGCGCGGCGTTCGCGTCGCGCATCGTGGCCTTCGGCAGCTACGTCGCCTTCCTGCGCACCAACGGCGCCATCGCGTTCATCGACACGACCAGCGGCGACATTGCCTTCGAGGCCACGCCCACCGCGGCCGGCGTCACCTACCTGGCCGGCGCCGACGGCAGCACGCTCTGGACCATCGCCAGCCCGACGCTGAGCTTCACCGACTACGAGGGCTGGGGCTACACGCTGGAGACCAGCCTCGCGGGCTACACCGTGCGCGTGTACCAGCTCAGCGCCACCGTCGGCCGTGGCTACCCCGCCGAGATCACCCTGACCTGAGGCCCCCCATGGCAGACAGCACCACCACGCTCGACCAGCTCAGCACCAGCAGCGCGAACAACGAGCTGCGCGTCAACGAGACCTTCGACGCCGCCAGCCCCGCCACGTTCTTCGCGCGCCGCGCCAGCACCACCACGGGCCTGACCTGGGGCTACTACGGCGGGCGGCTCGGCGGCACGGCCGTGGCCAACGGCACCGTCACGCTCAGCAACGGCACCAACCGCGTCGTCGCGCTGCGCACCACGGGCGTCGTCAGCACCAGCACCAGCACCACCAACTGGAACGACACGGCCAACTACGCCCGCCTGTACACCGTGGTGGCCGCATCCAGCCAGGTCACCAGCTACGAGGATCACCGCTTCGGCACCGGCGGCATCTTCAGCGCCGGCAGCCTGGGGCGGCAGCAGCGCTGGGTGCCGGCGCGGGACATGAGCCCCAGCGCCAGCGGCGGCTGTGCGGCCCTGGCCACCATCGCCAGCGCGGCCAATCAGCCCGACATCCAGACCCTTGACTTCGACGCCACCACGCAGGAGTTCGCGCAGTTCAGCATCGCCATGCCCAAGCGCTGGAACCTGGGCACGGTGGCCTTCGCGCCGGTGTGGAGCCACGCGGCCACCACCACCAACTTCGGCGTCGTGTGGCAACTGCAGGGCCTGGCGCGCAGCAACGACGACGCCATCGCCACCGCCTACGGCACCGCACAGACCAGCACCGACACCGGCGGCACGACGAATGACCTGTACGTCGGCCCCGAGTCCAGCGCCATCACCATCGCCGGCACCCCGGCCGCGGAGGACGTGGTCTTCTTCCGCGTCGCGCGCAACCCCAGCGACGGCAGCGACACCCTGGCCGTGGATGCGCGCCTGCACGGCGTGATCCTGTACTTCGACACCACCGCGGAGAACGACGAATGATGACCACCCTGCGCAACTGGCTCGCCGGCATCCTCGAGCGCATGGCCCGCGCCCTGCGCGGCGGCGGGCAGGGCGAGGAATGAAGCCCGCCACCGCCGCGCTGGCCGCGCTGCTGGCCGCGGTGCACCTGCTGCCAGAGCACCTGGCCGCGTGGCTGCAGCAGTCGCACAAGGCCTGGGAGTCGGTCATGTACGGCCTGGAGTCCGCCGTGCTGTGGCTGGTTGTCGGTGCCGGGGCGCGCTGGGTGTCGCTGCAGGCCGTGGCCGCCTGGGGCGCCACGGAGGGCGGCATGCGCAGCATCTGCCGGCTGGCGCTGCCCATGGATGCCCCGCCGCTGCTGCCGTCAGGCCGCAACCTGTGCGACGTGGTCACCAACCTTCCGGCCTCGTGGTTCAGCTTGGCTGCCGCGCTGCTGGTCGCCTGCATCGCACAAGAGGAGGCCGCGCGCCATGTCGCCTACCAAGCCGCACGATGACGACCCACGGCCGCCAGCACTGACCGAGCGGGACCGCGAGATGGCGCACGAGATCGCGCGCCACACCGGCCAGCACGTTGTGGCCCGCCTGCTTGACCTGGCCCAAGACGAGGAGGTCATCGAGCGCGTCAGCTCCAAGTGGAGCCGCGAGGCGCAGCGCGTCGTGGGCGCCGCCTTCATCCGGTTTGTCTTTTGGGTGGTCGGCATCGTCACGCTGATCATCGCCTGGAAAACCGGGCTGGTCAGCGCCATCAGCGACGCCATCAACACCGGAGGCCGCCAGCCATGAGACTCATCCCCCAATGGCGCCGCGCCTGGCGCATGGCCAGCGTGCAGATCGCCGCCGTCATCGCCGCCTGGGCCGTGCTGCCGCCCGAGGCGCAAGCCGCGGCCGTGGCCCTGGTGGGCGTGCCACCCGACAAGGTGCCCGGCATCCTGGCCGTGCTGCTCATCGTGGCGCGGCTGATCGACCAGCCGAAGGCGCGAGGCGACGCATGATCACCGTCGCCACCCTCATCGCCGCCGGCATCGGGCCCACCCAGGCGAGGCAGTTCGCCGAGCCGCTGGCCGCCGCGTGCCGGCGCTTCGACATCAGCACGCCGCCGCGCCTGGCCGGGTTCCTGGCTCAGTGCAGCGTCGAGTCGGCCGGCTTCACGCGCCTGGAGGAGGTGCTGACCTACCGCCGGCCGGAGCGGCTGCGCGAGGTGTTCCCGTCGCGCGTGAAGTCGCTGGACGACGCGGCGCGGCTGGTGGCCGCCGGCCCGCAGGCCATCGCGAATCGGGTCTATGCCGGCAAGATCGGCAACGGCGACGAGGCCAGCGGCGACGGCTGGCGCTACCGCGGCCGCGGCCTGAAGCAGCTCACCGGCCGGGCGAACTACGCCGACGCGGCCGAGGCGCTTGGCCGGCCGTACCTCGAGCAGCCCGACCTGGCGGCGCTGCCGGAGGACGCCTGCCTCACCGCGGCTTGGTATTGGCACGCCGCGAAGTGCAACATCCTGGCCGACTCCGCGCAGTGGGACGCCATCACGCGCGCCGTGAACGGCCCCGGCATGCTGCAGGCCGACGCCCGGCGGCAGTTCGCCGAGGAAGCCGTGGCGGTGTTCGCATGATGCTCTGGCACGCTGCCGCCGCGGCACTCATAGCCGCAGCCGCCGGTGCCAGTGCCGGCTGGCAGGCCCGCGGCTGGAAGGCCGACGCCGACGAGCTGCAGCGCGTGCAGGCCGAGCAGCGCGACACCCTGCGCCGCCAGGAGGCCGGGTTTGGAGCTGCCGGGCGCCTGGAGCAGCAGCGCGAGCGCATCCGCACCGAGATCGTCACCGTCACCCGAGAGGTGCCCTATGTGGTCGAGAGGTCTGTCTATCGCGCTGAGTGCTGGGATGCTGACGGCCTGCGCCTCATCACCCAGGCCATCGGCGCCACCGCCGATACCGCCCAGCCTGACGGCCCCATGCCCGCAGCTTCGGCCGCCCGTTGACGGCACCGGCGCCAGCCTGCTGCGCTGGGCCGTGGAGACCGTCCAGGCCTACCGGGAGTGCGCGGCGCGGCAGCGGGAACTGGCCGCGGCGGTGCAGCCGTAGGGCAGACGCCGGCCGCGGCACAATGGCGCCCGAGGCGCGTGCGGCATGCACGTGCAACCCATTGATTTTGCGCAACGCATCTGCACGCCTGTGGCCCTGCTCGACACCCTGCGAAACTGGCGTAAGTCCGCGCCAGATAGGGCGGAATTGCGGATTCTCATGGTCTGCATGCCGAGCACCTGGCGGTAGAGGAACAGGATGGCCGCCAGCGCTTGCCGCTGGGTGCTGGCCGACACCTCGCGCTCGGTGGCTAGGTGCGACAGCCATGCCTCGACGCGATCACCGCCCAGCGTCGCCGGGTGCTTCATGCCGCACCACCGGACAAACTGCTTGTACCAGCGGACGTAGGTGCGCTCGGTGGCCAGGCTGTAGTGCCGCAGCCGGCACGCGGCGCGGATCTGCTCCTCGAGCTTCGTCTGGGTGGTGTTATCGGCCATGGTCGGTGTTATCGGACACGTGGTGGCTGAGAATTCAAGTTAGGCGTAGTCACTGATGTCGAACTTCACCCACGCCCAAGGCACCAGCACGGCGCGAGTCGCCAGCCCCATTGCAAGGTGCCGCTCCACGATCAGGCGGTTTGTGTTGCACTGCGGCGAGTAAGACTTGCCCTTGTAGAAGAACACGTTGTCCTCATCGTCCACGGCCCACCAATGATCTTGGTAGGTCATCAGCGGGCCTCGCTTCTGCGGGTTCGTCAGGTCTGCCAGTGGCACGCGCTGAAACTTGGCCGCCTGCACCGCACCAACTACGCCTAACCCTGCGTTCGAGCCGACTGCCGTCGGCGGGCTGCTTTGTTCCATCTTCATGCTCCTGTAGCGCCGCCGTCAGCGGCTCAACTCCACGTTAGGCCCCAAGAGCCACCGACCATTTCGGGGCCGGCTCCAGCGCGGAAAGAGTCGCGTCAAGCGCTTCTCCTTGCAGCGGCTCCCACCACTGTCCTGTCCAATATTCGACGCGCAGCCTCGGGTGCGGGTTGCGTAGCTTTTCGAGCGCATGTCGCGCCTCTGCCAAC